GATATTTTGTCGAGTGCCTTCGCTCAAAGAATTAAATCTGTCGCCCAAAGCTTGGACGAATGGGACTAATCTGTCTCGAATTACATTGACTACCGTCAAGAGTATCGGCAGGAATGCTGAACCAAGACTCGTGACTGCATTGTCTAGTTCGGCTTTCAAGATTCTTTGTTGGTTGGCCAAACCATCACTGGTTCGAGCAAAATCCCCTTGCGCTAAAGTCGAATCTTTCAGAATCAATGAATAAGCAGCTTGAGCCTTTGCGGCAACCGGCAAGGTTCCGGTGAAAGTTCCCAAGCCTAAAGCAGCAGCTTCCGCTCGAAGTCTTTGATCGTTTAGAGCAATACCGAATCTCTTGAGTGGTTCGGTTTCTCCAGATAGACCTGAACGTAAGGCTAGGAAGACATCTTCGACTGGAACGTTATTAAAGGAGGCCAGATCTGCTGCCAAAGTCGTGATGTCCATCGACATCCCGGTCGCTTGTTCGCGGGTAAGACCAAAAGCTTGAAATAGGTTTCCATAGGTCGCAGTGGCTTCAAGGGCTGACTGTTGCGATTGCCCTAATGCTGTCGCAGTAGTCTTTGACCATTCGATAATGGTTGGAGCACTATCTCCGAAGACGGCTTCAGTCTTGGTGATGGATTCTTGCAAATCTGAAGCCTTTTGTGTGGCTAGGAAGATTGCTCCACCTGCGGCAACTAATGGGACTGTGATGTTTTTAGTTAATGAAGCACCAGTCGTCGTGAACTTTTTGCCTAGGTTTTGTAAACCTTGTCCGGCCTTCTGCATGCCACTTAGAGGAATCTTCTTCTCGAAGTCTTGGAAACCGGCGACTGCCTTCTTCAGACCTGCCTCGTCGAAGGTAGTGCCGATTGCTAATACGACTGGAGGATTAGCCATTTACCTTCCCTGCTGTCTGGTTTGACCGAGTCGATCTAAGGATTCCTGCAAATCTTGTTTGGAAGATTCCAGAAGTTTCAAGATTCTTGCTCTGGAACTATCTCTGTTTCTGTAAGCAGCCGTGCCGAGGAGTCTTAGTTGCTTTCGATTCTGTCTTTCGATGTTGTCGATGAATTGATCACCTGTGGGTGTCTTCACATATTTACGAACGCCGGCTCGTTCATAGATTTGAGCAGCGGGGTTAGTCGACTTCACCGTAACTATCGACCGACCGATTGAACCTTGTGCTCTTTGGAAGAGACCACCGACTGCCATGCCACCTGCCATAGCTTGTCGGTCGTAGGGTGGGAACCCGCCACTACGGACTCTGTTGCGATTAGCCCTTCTTGGTGGCGTGCTCGTCCAACCAGACATCGCTGATTTTGGAATCAGAGATCTGGCATCCTCGACTACATCCTGACCGATGATGCGAAGATCGGCGCGAACCTCCCTGGCAAAGTCGGGTTCGACTTTGGCTAGAAGCTGAACTACCTGTCGCGCTCCATAGAGTTCGACATCTAATTTCATCCGCGCCGACCTTTCGCTGTATTCACTTGTTCCAAGTTGCGCCACTTGATGTATTTCAACATCGTGACGATGAAACGTGGGGACTGTTCGAGAAGCACTGACGGAGCAATTCCCGTTTCAACCGATAGGGCCGAAATCAACCAATGTGCAGATTCGGCCCCTAGCGGGGGATTGAATCGCCACCCTCGACAAGCTCGACGGTTTCGATTGAGTCCAACCATTTCTCGAAGTCCTGAGTCGTCAGCTTCTTTCGCTTGGCAGCATGCCACGCGAGGAAGCAAATGTCTCGATAGTAGAGATTGTTTGAGAACGACGAGATGCTTCGGTCGTATTTGTCCTCGAAGGCGACAAAATCCTTTGCCGCTGCTTCGACGACTTGTGCTTCACCATCTTCAGGCACAACACGCAGGGACAGTTTCATGTTAAGCCGTTGCTCTGCTGACTGCGCCTGTGACAGGCCAGGTCACGTTGAACGTGGCCAAATCCCCGACTGCTCCGTCGATTGGGCTGTATTGGGTCACAAGACAGACCGCCGTGTAGCGAGGGTTAGTTGCGCTTGGTGCTGCGGTTCCTGCGGGAGTGATGACTACCGTCGCCAACGAACCAACGAGAGGCTCGAGGGTTGCGTCCACTGAACCAGCAGAAAAATCCTGATGCCAGGCCAGGGTCACATTCGCGGATTTGAGGCCACCTACTCGAGTCCTGGTTCCGTCAGAACTAAAGGAAGTCGTCTCGATGTCATCGGCTTCTTCGCTCAAGGTTGCTTGAGCGATATTTGCAGAGAAGTCAGTCGCGTTGATGCTGATTTTTGGATTTACTAGAACATACTTTGCCACTTGTGCTCCTTCGTTATGCGTAGACCGTGACCGCGAAATCTGCGGTCAGGTAAGTGACATCACCGATCGTCAAAGGCGAAATGCCTCGAAGACCTGTGACTCGACAGTCGGAAGCGGCAGAACCTAAAGTCCTTTCGCTTTCGATTGCTTGCTTGATTGACGCACTTCCGGTGCTTGCACAGTAAGCATCCAGCGCGTTTTGGCTAGAGCGTGCATCGACTCTGCCAACCAGCAGAGTCACAACAAACTCGAAAGTGTTGAATGTGCCTCTGCCGAAACTTGTGTCATAGGAAATGGACTGCGGTATCACTACCGCTTGAGGTGGGGTTGGATTGTCAGGAATCGTGGCCGTCGCTCGAAGTCCATTAATCGTGGCGAGGTTGGTCGATAATCCTGCTCGCAGAAGTGACAGGTCAGCCATTAGGAGATTTGCCTCATCTTCCTGAAAGGCATGACTAGCTGTTCGACATCTGGGTCGAGATAACGAGTCACCCGAACGACACCCAATTCGTTGAAGCCGGCCACAGCCAGGGGAGATTGGAGTCTCGAGAAGATGCGACTGGCTTGGATGACGGTGGCTTGTTTGATGGCTATCGGCACAGCAGCCCAACCCCAAGGTGAGGTTATCTTGATTAGAGCTTCCATGCCCAATGTCGGCCAGTAATAGTTCTCTGTGGCTCGGATTCGATAGAACGAGAAGTCAATGCCATCCGCGACGCCGTTGAGTGGTTCTAGCTGATAATCACCATCAGTGAATGACCAAGTCGTATCGAAGGTAATTCCATCATCAGACGTCTGGATCGTTATTGCCGTTCCAGCGGTCGTCCCGGGTATGTCGTCAACATAAAGAAGAGTGTCAGATTGCGCTACGAAGTAACGAGTCGCTGTGCCGTCGTTGTAGAAGAGTCGATTGGTGAATCCATCGATCAGTCTGGAAGCTGATTCAACAGCCATTTCCAACAACGAGTCATCGACGGAGTCGGTGATACGAAGAGCAGACTTTACTTCACTGAGACTGCAATATCCGTTCGTGATTGCCATTTTGACCTTTCAATAGTTTCTCGATGATGGGTTGCCAGTGGTTGCGATAGACGTTGCTGGCTTCATATTCGGCGGCGTGTTGAATCTGAGTCTCTGATCGCCCTCGCTTGAGATATGCCTCTTCCAATGCTGAGACGATTTCCTGGACGTTGGGTATGACCCACCAACTCGACTGCAAAGCATCCCACCAAGGTTGACCGTCCACTAGCCAACCTTCACCCACCAATTCAGGCTGTGCGGTGGCATTGGTGACGATGACCTTCGTGCCACAAGCTGCGGCTTCGATGACAGGGATTCCGAAACCTTCACCCAGGCTCGTGCATAAGAAGACGTCGCTGGTCGTGTAGATGGCCGCCAGAAGTTGCGGTGGGATTCCGCTGCGGATGGCGTATTGATTCACGAACTTGACCTTGTCGTCGGTCAGGCCGACCGACTTCATCAAATCCAGCAGTCTGATGCCACCAGCTGCTCCGTCGCGTTCTGTGTGGACATAGAGTTTCGCGTCGGGCTTGTCAGCTGCGAAGAGACTGAAAGCCAAGAACATCTCAGCGAATCCTTTGCGTGGCGGGATGCCCTTGTTCGCTGAATTGATTGTGACGACGAAGTCATCCTTGCCGACTTCCATGAAGTCGCGTGGATAGGTCTTCTCGTCTCCGTCCTGGTAATACTCGGTAGGACGATAGATGGTCTCGATGCCGTGTGGAGCGTAACTGTGTTCGACATCGTGCTTGGTCAGTTGGTCACTGCCGAACTTAGACATCGCAATCGGATGGATGAAGTCTTGTTTAACGTATTTGAGAACCTCAACAGGAATCGGCATGTGGTCTATCGGAACCCATGAGGCTACGTTGAACTCTTTGAGTGATGGGTTCTTGATTACCCAGACGTCATAGAGGGTCAAGAGAAGATTAGGGACGTCTGGTTCTTGCTCGAACCAATGTCTCGCATGAGCCGAGATGACGTCGTTTGAGTAGGCGTCGAATCCACGCGGATAGATGCGGATTCCTTGCCAATCCGTAGATGTGGCTTCCAAGCCATAATTCGAGATGACGCTTACTGCGTAACCATCCCGGCTTAGATATTTGCTCAGTTGTGCTGTTTGTTGGCCGTATCCAGTCGGTGCCCAAGGTGAGTTGGAATAGATTGCGATGCGGCCCTTGGATCCGCCACCGCTTGTTCCGGGGGCGTCGCCACTCCCAGTCTGATTAGTTCGAGTGCGTATTGGCTCGGCAGCTCGACCAAGATTCCTTTGATGCTTATTTGCACGTTTGCTCAATTCATCCTCGCAGGTTCGCAGGTAGCGCAGGAGGAGTGGGTCTGCGTGCCTGCGCTCACGCAGACCCACACTTAATCATCAGGAATTACTAGGAGGCAACCCCGATGAAGAACTTGACAGCTGAGGTCTGAATCAATCGGCTGTCGAATCGGTAAGTCGCGCGCAGAGTGACGAGGTCTGTGGAGAATGCAAAATCGTCACTGCGGGCCAACTCCATCGCGCCAACTTCGCGGATGTAGAACTGACTCATGTCACCGAAGATAACTGACTTCGCTGCTGAACCGGTTGCTGCCATCTGAGTCGACTCGAAGAGCGGGTAGCCGAGAAGACGATCCGGCTGTCCGACTTGGTAGTTCGGCTCGAAGATGTATTCGTTGGTCGTGGTCTTCAACTTGCGAATCGCTTGGATTGCGGAAGTCGAGGCCAAGAAGGCCACTGCTGGTCTGTTTCTGTAAGCAGCGTTCACCGAGTAGACCAAATCGATCAAGTTATCGGCCGTTGGTGCGAAAGTGCCACCGGTAACGCCCGAGCCTGCGGCCGGGACGATTCCGTTTGGCTCCACCGTTCCAGTGCCAAGGGTCAACTTGTTGTCGATTAGGACACCCATGCTGGTTCCAATCTGCTCGGCCAAGAAGCCAAGAAGGTCGGGGCCAGACAGGCCGGAGTCAGAGATGAGTTCTCGTGACACCTGAAGCAGTTGGCTCGCTTTAAACGACGACAACTGGTTCGAGGAAAGTGCCGTGAAGACTGGGTCGCCTTCGACGATAGCAGCTGCCTCAGCCTTGATCAAAGCAGTGCCAGGAGAAGAAGTTGAAGGAATCTGGAGAACTTCGCCTGACGCGGTGCGAATCTTGGTTGCTGCATCCATCAATGGAGAGATGTAGGTCAAGATGGCGACGACCTTGTCATAGAACGAGGTCGGAACCGGAGCACCGGTGCTGCTCTTGGTGAGGGTGTTGCGACTCTCGAACTTGGCCGAACGACGCTCGCCACTCATAAGAGCGCGGAGAACATCTGCATCGGTCTGGACGCTTGAGTCTTCTAACGGACGAGCCTGAGCCTCGAGACCAGCGATGGCCTCGGAGCGTGACTCCTCACGTTCCATGTCTTGCTTGAACTGCTCAATCACGCGAGCGCGATTGTCTAGTTCGCCCATGAGCCGGTCATAGGTAGCCGACTCTTCTGAGGACAGATCGCGGCTTTCCGCTGATGCGCCGTCTAGAAGTGACTTGGCTTCGTGCCAAACCTTCTGACGCTCATCGATCTGTCGCTGAACGTAACTCTGCATAAGAGTTTTTGTCCTTTCGTTTGTTTGTGTGTGGTTTGCAGGTTTGCCGAGTGGCTCCACATCGGCTACCAAGAACGCGGCTCCGCTGCCCTTGGAATCCTTAGAACTTGGCTAGTAAGTCCAAGTGTTTCTGCTTCAAGTCCAACAAATCCTGCTTCTGTTGGACACGCAGTTTGTCGATTACTTCGCTTAGAAGGTCTGCTCTGTCTGCGGTCAATGGCTGACCAGTCTCGAGCATGGTCATCGCCTCCGAGAGTGAATCAGCATCGGTCTTGGTCAGCTCGGCCAACTTATCGAGTGAACGGACTTGAGCTGATGTCGCCTCATAGGCAGGGAACGAGACGATGGAGACTTCGTGTAGACGAATCTGTCGAAGTTCACGAACTTTGCCGTCATCTGACCAGGAATCTCCACCCGGAGGAACCGAGAATCCAAAGCTCATCTGTGAGATGTCCTGACGAGCTAGAAGGATTGACATATCCCGGCCGTCAGTGGTCGGAGGTAGGTCAGCGTCGACCATCAAACCTTTGGAATCCTCAGCTAGACGCATGGTTCCACTTCGGGTCGATGCAAGAACACGGCCTGGGTCGTGGTTGATTAGCATCTTGACGTTGTTGCGAGACTTCAATGTCTTACCGAAAGCACCTGAACGGATTGTCTCGGTGAATGGCAACGGTTGTGATGGAGAGTCGAAGACGGCGGCATATCCGCTGAAACTCATTCCATAGGGCAAGTCGTCATCGACTTGACGAATCTCGAAGTCGGTCATCTCGACCGTTCGAGTCTCAATCTGTTGGGTCATAGCTCCTCTTCCTTGTGGAACGTGGATGGTCTGGATGCAGTAGGTCGTTGTCCGTCGTGTAGTTGGCATTCTGTGGACTGCCTGTTCGCGCCAAGTAGAGATAGGCCCTAACTCGAGCAAATGCCCACTGTGCTCTTGTGGTTCCAGGTCGATGAGAGACTGAATAGGCTCCAGCACCTCTTCGATAAACGGCTTTGACTTGACCTAACGTGACGCGAGTCCAAACCGGTCTGCTGTCCTTCTCCATCGCGTCGTTGTGTTCAGTAACTCTATTGCGAAGACCAGTCTCGGTGGCTTCGGATATTTCGATACCACCTGCCGCACCTGCCGCAGAACCAGCAGGATTGGTCTGACTGCCTTTGATCTGGTCTTCCTTAGGAGCCGGTGTCGAAGCTCCAGTCTGACGCTCTGCCTTCAATAGTGAGGCAGGAATTATCCAGAACTTGCACAATCCAGCTGGTGCGATTTGTCCTGAAACTATCTCACAAGCTTGTGGGCCTTTGTAGAAGGCACAATTTGAGCAGGCCATTCCTTGCTCTGCGAAAGGATTGTTGGCGATGTAGTGAGCACCGTTGCCATCGATGGATTGATTGAACATTCCATATCGTTCAGTAATTGCCTTGAAGGCTTCATAAAGAACCCTCTGGACATCCGTCCATTCGTAGTCCTCAGACAGACTTCTCTCAGCCTCAGCCTCGGCCACTGCCACTTTACGTTCCGCAACGTTGATGACTTGTTGTGCCGATCTAGGGTTGGTTGGGTTTACGCCCCATAGATAGGCCGCCACAGCTCCAGGGCCGGGGAAGTCATCATTGGATGGGTCTGAGTTCTGTGGAACACCCTCCCAATCGACTCGATGACGCGCAACCCAAGCTCCAAGTCGTTTCCACTTATCGAGTGAGACTTGGCCTTCAGCCATCAAGCGTGCTTCTCGGACGGTAGCTGGTCTTAGACCATCACCGGCCAATCCGTCGGCGTAATACTGAAGACCTCTTCGAGCTGCGGCTCGCATGTAGGTCGGTGCTGACAAATCAACTTGCCTTGAATCCTCAAGTGGTTCGATTTTGGTGAGTTGCGAGAATCTCATTCCGACGAGGTTCTCTGTCTCCTCGAAGCCGGAGTCAGTCTCACGAAAGATACGAATCAAACCAGCAGGGTCTTCCGGGCTTGCCTCGATTGAGAAGTCCGAGCCGACGACACCGAGCACGCCGTCTCTCATAACGTGTTCGATACGTCCGACGAATCCTTCGCCGCCCATCGTCCACTCGACGAAGTCGCCTTCGACTAATTCGTTAGGCAACGCTCGTGATGCCTCGCCATATTCAGCGATGTTGATTGCGATGAGTTGTTTGTTCGCATCTTCTTCGGTTTCATGGCAACCCATGATCGAGTCATCGCTGGTCTTAACGACTGCGTAGCCCGAGCATCCAGGGACACCGGTCTTGACTGCGTAGGGCATCAGCGACCCTTGGGCTTGGGTCTTGGCCTTGGCATTGGTCGTGGTTTGCCGTAACTCATTGTCGGTAAAGCTCCGTCGGGTTCTCTGG